ATGTAAAGTTACAGCCACTACCATCATTCGTCACCCCTTACGACATTGAAATCGCCAGTCTTGAGTCCTTGCCAGCCGTGCCAAACACCACCGTCTTGGTTGCGCTCAAATAACAGGACACGACCACTGGCTTGCAGTGAAGTCCTGTCGGCAACAATAACAGCGTAGCCACGCACTACACCAGTCAATTCACCTTGCTCATTCCTTTCTTCTTCTAACTCGGTATGGATAACCTGTTGAAGATGTCCTTCGGTATCTTTGAGCCACTTTGGAGAATGTTGTCCGGATAATTCATTACCCGATGAGTCGTATGCTGGCTTCATGTGTGTAATGACATAACAGTGAACACCACCACGACATAACTCACGGAGAGCAACCATAGCGGTTTGGTATCGTGTAGCACGGATATTCCAATTGAAACGACCGATCTGTGTAGTAGCCTTCTTGCTTGATACAGCAATACCGTCAACACCCAAATCCAAATCATCCACCTTCATACAGGTTTCAGTAATATGTAACCAATGGTCGGCACCATCGAACACCACTGTCTTTAGATACGGATTAGGCATTTTACCATGTTCAGCATAGTATTCATTCTGTGCTTGCATTTGAGCCTGTGCCGTCTTTAGTATGTCAATTGTCTGTTGGAATGTGGCTGGGAAATCGTAAGGAACACGGCTTTGTCCGTAATTGAAAACCCACGGATTAAGCACTACAAGGTTGTCCATCTTATCTTGATGGTGAGCCGCCTTTGTAGTTTCTCCGCCCAAATCAAAATCAACATGCCATATTTCAGCACCATTCTTGACTTCTTCATCGGTGAGGCTGTCAAGAACCATACCGGTCTTACCAGTCTTAGGCATACCAGCGATACCACACATAACATAGGTTTGGACTGGAATGCTGTTTCTCGCCTGTCTAATCATGTTAGCAATAGAAGAATTAACACGGTCAAGGTGAGAGTCACCTTTGGCCTTCGGTGAAGGTTTAGCCTTTGCAGGTGGCTGTGGCATAGGTTCCTCAACGGGTTCCTCCGGTTCGTGGTCAACCACTGGCGGTGCATCATCAACCAATGCCTCAATAGGGATTTGCTCTTGCTTCTTTGGTGCAGGTTTGGCTTTTGGCTTCGCCTTAGCCTTCTTGTTGCCACCAGCCTCTTTGGTTGGTGGTTCGTAGTTGCCCTTCTTTTCTTTGAAGCCGTCTAAAAATCCTGTTCCCATCATTCATCACCCCCGACACCGAAGCCACTTAGGTTGCCGAGATCGTTGCTGTCCTCGCTTGGCTTGCGTGCTGGAATAGATTTGTGAGGGATAGCATAGATACCCTGTGCTTGAATGCTGACTACCTCATCACCGTCTTGGTTCATGTATGAATCAGTGCGGCCAACAACCCAAATCCTTGAGCCTTTGGCGAATGGCACCCATTCTCCACCTTTCAACACAGATAGCCCATTGTGATTCTCCTTGAGTAATCCACCGACTTTGATACCGATGCGAGCATTTGGATTTTCTCGCCTTAGAACCTGTGTGCTGATAGATAAGTAGTAGTCACGGCCTGTTGGATCCCATTCGGTTTCACGGCCTTCATGGTTGATGTCCATGACACCACCTACAACAGCGACCAAAGCACCATCATAACGCTGGACACCATTACGGTCAACATAAGACTCCCTTCGGTTATCTAAATGATGCGATAGTAAGTCTTTGACATTGACAGCACATTCGCCAGTGGTAGTAAGATACTGGTCGGGCTGGAATAATTTTTCACAGGTTTCACGCTTCTTACCTTCGGGAACCCAGTCAAGGCCGTATTCAGCATTTGGTGATGAAACAGTGAGAGTAGCACCGCTACCTTTCCAACCTTCTTCATCGAATTTGCCTTTGATAGTCACAGGTGTCCACAGTTTCCAATCATGCTTTGCGGCCTCAAAGGCACCCTCAACAGCGATGGTGATCGGTCCGATCTCAAGGAATTTTTCTTTGGTGTTACCATGAAACGCCCACACAGATTTCAGTGCTGACGCACGCTGTGGGGTATTGTCCGACTTAAGCATACAAA